CCGGTTTGATTGCTCACGCTCCAGACGCTTGCCCGCGCCCGTCATGTGCGCGATGTATTCACGCAAGGTTATTCGCCAGAATTGTTCTGGATCAAACCCTGCGGAAACATAGTCGGCCAACAGGTCTTTCCACGCTATGCGGCTTTCCTGCTGGCCGTCGCCTTTTCCGCATCGGCATCCGGGAACGTAGCCTCAACAGCCTTGGCCAGCTTGTCGATTGCAACCAAAAGACCGGCCTCGTCGGCAATGTCGCCAATCGCCCGAAGCGTTTCCCTGTTCGGTTCGGACCATTCAGGCCGTGCCTCACAAAGCGCGCCCCACAGCATTTTGCGAAGGTCCGAAAAGCTAATGCTTTCTGGTGTCGCCAGCAGGTCCACAATCTTCGAGAAAGGTTCGCCAAACAAATCCTCAAGTTCGCACATTGCGTTGGTTGTGAAGCGCAGAGTGTAAACCTCTGCGCCCGCCTCAAGGCGAATTCCGCCGCGTTCTTTGTTTGCCATATTATGCGACCGTATAGCTGGAGGTCAGCTTGAACGTAACCGTTGCAGTCATTCGGTCATTGACCGGAACAGTTGCCTCATACCCAGTCAAGATGCCTGCCCATGTCCAAGTCGTGTCACCAGGGAAGGTAATCTGATAATTAGTTAGCGTTGCGGTTTGCCGCTTTGCTTGCAGTACCGTGTCGTCGCCAGCGCCGGGCAGGAAATGGATATCAAAGGAACACTCGCCCGGATCGGTCAGACCCGCGATGAATTCCTTTGTGCGGTTTGGCGAAAGCATGTGGGTGACTTCGATGATGTCAACTTGATCGCTTGGTGGCGAAAGGTCCATGACCTCGGCGAGTGCGGTAAAGACTTCCGGGGAAGCCCCGTCGCCGACTCCGAAAGTGGCTCCGAAGCCGATTGCGGCGGTTGATATAGCCATATGAAAGGCTCCTTCTGAGGGATTAGTACGCAGTCACTGCGTTCTGACGGCCTTGCCTAAGAGCCGGATGAGGCAAACGGGCTTCCCCGCTATGAGTGGTGGATTTGGTAATCCTGTGAAACGCCAAATAGCTTATCAGCGTCGTTTGATCCAGCAATTCGCCGGTCGGGTGCGTTTTCCTCAAAAATTCCTTGAAAATCACCGGCTTGATATGTGCTCAAAAAATCACTTACGGCGCGCGACGTTAATTTAGCGTCAGCATAGGAATTTCCATAGCAATTAATCTGCACCCTGTATTTGTTATATGATGACGCGCCGGTCATGTGATAAATTGTTAATTTGCTTGCGACATCCATATTGATTGCTGGAACCGCAGAACCTTGCAGGCGTTCGCCCCAAGTAATCCGCGTGCCAACCCTTGCCGAAATTCCGGCATTGCCTAACATCAAAGTGCGTAGAGCCTCTTCCATCAATCAGCCCCTTGCCCGTTTGCGCGCCGCGCGCTTTGCAGCCTTTGAGATTTCAGCCCAAAGTTCTTTTTTAATGTCGTCAAAAACGTCCGTTTTCTGACTGTCCCAAGCGGGGCGCATAAACGGCTGAGGACCGTGGTTTACAGTGCCAAACTCAACTAGGTGCCCATGCCGCCCCCCTCCTCCCAGATCGTAAGAAGGCCCCACAAATGCCTCGGCGCTGGATTTGGGGTTTGCTTTGAAGCCCCGCCGATGCAAACCGGCCTGACGTTCAGTTAGCTTTATTCCGACGCCAATACTATTTTTCAAGTTTTCAGTTCGTTTTGCGACAAGCCCCTTTGCCGCTTCGGCAACAGGCTGCAGAACCTTTAGCGCGGTGCGGCGCAGAACACCGCGCCCGCTGGCCAAGGTTAGATCGTCCATAGCGGCTTCAATCTGGCGAAGGCCCGTCACTGCAACCGTCATAGCGTCACCCCGAATTTTGCAGCGTGTTTCTTGAAATCATTAGAAATATAGGCCCAAATAACGCCATACGAAAAACCTGCATCCACCATTTGCGCGCCGTGGCTCTCTAAAACGTCCCACTCGTCCAGGAACTTCCCCCGGACATTATCAGGCATCCGCTCAAGTTTTACCAAAGCCGATTGGAAGCCTTGGGATTTAATTTTAATTTTGATGTTTACGCCGGTAGTTGCCACTATTGAACTGCCCCTGCCGTGATTTCCAAGCCCAGCCTGCGCCCGATTTCCTTGATCCCAAATATATCATACGTTACGCCGTCCAGCGTAATCCGATTGGCTGGCGTGATAGCCCGCGTGTTAGCGTTGCTCAGGACTTTGAACCGTGTCGTGACTTGCGCCGCGATTTCGCCAGCCTTCCAGCGTTCGCCGTCAGAAACGTCGGCTTTTTCGGCCCACTCCTTTTGAGAAATGTCCGTCCATCCTTCCGCCTGCCCGCCGAAAGCATCGGTCGCGCCAAGGTTTTCGGTGAATGTGATTAGCCGGTCGCGCGCGCCGTTACCCATACCAGCCGACCCGCTCATTACTGATTAGCGCGTCGAATGCTTTTGGAGCGTCGTAAGTATTAGCCTCGCCGACCGTTTCACGTGTTTCGTACCAGTGGCCGACCAACATCAAAAGCGCATGGCGGACCCCCGCCGGAACGTCTGTGCCAGCATCGCCGAACCCGGCAGCATACGTGATTTTGATTGCATCGCCACGAGACTGCGCCGAAGGCCACGAAAACCCTTCCTTCGGCTTGCACAAAACATGGTCCCGATCAAGCCGGGTTTCATAATTTGACAACGTATCAGTTTGCAGCGCGCCGTCCGCATCGTAATATTCAACCGATGTGAGCGATTGAAAAGTACCGATGGCAAGGCGAACATAGCCCGGCGATTGCGGAACCCACTGCGCCCAGCTTTGCGTTATCATTGCCCGGCCCAGAACGCCTGTTGCGTCAACATAGGCCACCGCCGCGCCGATCAATGCCGTTAGATATGTGTCATCGTCGCTTCCGGTAATCCGAAGGTGGGTTTTTACCTCGGTAACGCTAACCGGCGTGACTGCGGGCGCAGCGGATCTTGCTAGGGCAGTGAAGGACATTTACTTGCCTCTGCGCTTTGCGGTTTTTTCAGGGATGTTCGCTTTCATGGCGAATTCCGGCTTGATGCCATCGCGCACCAATTCAGCGTGCCCCGCGTCAACCATCCGCTTGGCCTCGTCCGTCGAAACGCTGAGGACTTGGCCGATGTGCTCAGGACCGGACAATGAAGCCCGGCCCACCAAAAGACGAATGCGGATCAAGACAACGCCGCCGATCCTGAGTTCAGGATAATAACGCCATCGCCCGCGCTGTCGAAGTGAACAATCAGGCCCTCGCCCGGCGCGTTCATGGTGACGATTGTGTTTGTCCCGTCCCATGTTCCGCTTGCGAGCGTTATTTTGTGCGCGGCTGTGCCGCTTGCGCTGGTGTTTTTGACTGCGAAAATACCGGCATGATTGGCAGCATCCGCAATGGTTGCAGCAATAATCACCGAAGCATGGCTCAACTCAACAGTCGGCACGCCAGCAGTGATAGCGGCGGTTGCGGTTAGTTCCTTCGCGGATACGGTCATAGACCCGCCTGGCAGGATAGTCAGCGTGCCGCCCTCGGCCACAACAAATTGATCGCCGCCAACAGCGCGGTATGTTTTAGGTTGATAGGTTGTCATTTCGTTCTCATTTCGTTGGTTGCAACGGCAAGCCGTCTAGGCATTCAAGCCACGAATAGGCGCGGACCATTATCGGCCCGCGCCAGTTTGTTTTACGCTAGGATAAGGTGCTTCACCGCAGCGGTGTCGGACAGTTCGCCGTCAAAGCGGATATAGCCAGCAATGCCAAAGCCGGGCCAGAAATCCTTGTCTTGGATTGCCCCGATCAAAGGCTCGCCGACCTTCCGAACGTAGTATTTCGAGAAGTCACCGAACACGATTGCCTTAAGGCCCGTGGTCATTGCGGGCATAGCATCGTTGACGGAATAAGCGTGCCCGTTCAACTGATCAGGAATGCCGCCGCCGCCGCGCTGCCAGATATAGTCACCGTCGCCGTTTTTCAACTTGCGAACAGCTTTCAGAGTTAAATCGTTCATCATATAACGAACCTTCGGACCCATACGATAAGCCGAATTTACCGAGTGTTCGAGGTCCATGATTTCGTCAAACGTGATAGCTTCCGTGGCAGCCGCAGTAGCGCCCAGCGAGGAAGCAACGACGATGCCATTCGGATCGCCCGTGCCATCGCCGATTGTCAGTTCGAGGTTTGCACGACGCCCAAGGCGTTCGCCAAGCAGGTTGCCAAGCAAGGCTTCCATTGCGAAGGCCGAATCATCGACCAGTTCCCTCGACACGCGCAGCCATTCGGTGTTGAACGGATAGGCGTTCAGCGTCTTGGAACCGAACGTTACATCCGACCCGCCGTCATCAGTCAGCGTGGTGCCCTCAACATGTTTCACAACAACGGTTGTGGTATCGTCCACGGTTGGCATGGTGATAACGCCGCCGCCAGAAGTCACAATCTCAGAGGTAATGCCGGGGTCATACATCGGCCCCCAAGCCAGCATTGATTGCGTCATGAATGTGGCAAGTTCAGTCGGGATGGTAAACCCACCGGCTGTGGTCGTGGTGCTCTGAACGCGATGCTCAACCTTTTGTTCCCCAGCGCGAAGAACAGCGCGGGCTTCGGGGTCCATATCGCCAAGCTGGCCTTGCGCACGAATATAGCTGTGGAATGCCGTGCGATAGTCCATTGCTTCACCGGGGGCAGCTTGTCCGGCTGGCACGTTCGGGCGTTTGCCTTCGCGCTTTTCCTGCTCTTCGCGTTCAGCAGCTTCAAGCACATCGCGCTCGACTTTTTCCATCTTGCCTTGACGGTTGATCTTGTCGCCGATCTTGTCGAAATCAGCCATCATCACGTCGTGTTCCGCCTCAATTTCTTTGGCGCGAACCTCTTTCGTGTCGTCTTTGATTTCGTCAAGTTTGGCACGGGCGTTCGTAGCGATCCGCGCCTGCTCCTCGCGGAGTTCTTTGATAGTGGGCATTTGAAAGGCTCCTTCTAAGGGAAAAGGCGTCGCCGTCACGGCGGGCCAGGATGGGCTTTGGCGCGGAGCCTTAGCCGTTCTCTCGCTGTGCGAGGTCTCGTTTCATGCGCAAACGCGAACGCGCGGCGCTGAAATTCCTTTGTTTCTGTTCGGTACGGAATGCATCAAGGCTACGCAAGCCGATGTCTGTTCCCTCGTAGGCGGGGCTGGTGACGATTGAAACGTCATGCAGTGAAGCCTTGGTGATTGTCCGCAATGGTACGTCTTCGCTTTCATCCCACTCCTGAATTTCAGGAAAGAACGCAAAGGACATTTTGTCGAGGTCGCCGCGCTTCATTTTGCCCGCAATGGACTTTACGTCAGGGTCATCCGGGTCCAGCGTGGTGGACATTTTCAAGCCGTGCTTGTCTTCGGAAAGCGTGAGCGTGCCCGACCGAGTGCGCGCCAACGGCAGGCCCTCGTGATTGATCAGGAACACAACATCATCACGCCCGATTGCGTCCTTAAACGCACCCGGTGCAATGACTTCGCGGAACATGCCGCCTATGTCAGCCTCTTGATCAAACACAGCCGCATAGCCTTCAACTTTCAGGCCTTCCGCGTCCTCTCGGATTTCCGCCGGAATGCCGCCGCGTCGTTCAAAGTCCATTTCGCTATCCTTCTTTCCGCTTGTCATTCAGTATAGCCAAGAATGCCAGTAACCGCGCCGACTACTGAGTCCGCCGTTGTGTCGCTGTTTGCGACGCCAAGTGTCATTGCATACGCAAGTCCAAGGCTAAAGTTCAGCCCGCCACCCGGCAGGACAAATGGGCTTGCAGAGTTAGGGGACATGGTAATGGTGGCGACCGGCGTGTCAGTTCCGGCAACGGGTGCCGATGCCTTATCGTAAAGCTTGAAAAAACGCAGAGTAGCGACGCCATTTACAAGAGAGAATGTGCGCAACCTAGTAGCCCCCGTGGTAACGGACGTTTCATTTTCAGTCGCGGCAGTGATAACTTGGTGTAGTGTTTCAACAGGCGCGTCTTCAAGGCTAACCGTTCCGATGACCTTGGTGGTCTCGGCCTGCAATTCTACCGTGCCCAGCGTGCTAATCAGGCCAGATGAGTTTTCGTCAAGATGCCCAAAGGCACTGGCCGAGACGGTGCCAGAAGTATAAGCCGAAACGCGGGCGCGAATGTACTTTGTGAGAACTGGTATTTTCACTATTCTGTTGATAGTCGCGGTGGTCTGGCCTGTAGCGTTGGCGCTGGGGTCTGTTGTGGCGATGCCGTAGAATGTCGTGTTATCGTTTGAATCCTCAAAACTAATCGTCGCTTCCTAAGTGCCCTTTAGCTGGATGCTCAAAAACTTGTACTTTTCAGAGTTTAAGCTTGGCAGGACAAATTCGCCTTCTGCGGTGGCGTTGTTTGTTGTGACTTCTGTGGGAAACGAGTGAGTGCCTTCGTGTCCATCCGGTGCATACAGCGAGACGCGAAAGGCCTTGCTAGTAGGATCAACGACGGCCAAGTCTTCACTGTCGCCTGATCTAAATTGTGTTGACATTTCCGTTCCCGTCTTTCTTTAAGCCACAGACCAATTCACAAGATAAAGCCCTTGAGCGGGTCCGTGGTTCATTGTGCCATAAATTGTAAAACCAACGCCCACATCAAGCGCGCTAACTGTGACGCGGATTGGGTCAATCAAAAGGTCGCTCACCGTGTTGTCTGCCGTGGCTTCAATCCGCATTTGCACTATGACAACTGAGGTGGCCGTGATTTCCGAGACGCCGGTCACGTCTACGGTTGCAATGTTGCTGTCGTCTGCAAAGTCCAGCGTGGCGATGCCGCTTTTGTTCGGCGCTACGCCGCCTCTGTGGCGATGCACAACCAAGCCTGACTTCCCAGCCAGATTTACAGTTTTGCCCCATTGGCCGTCCGCGCGCTGGAAGGTCAGGTTTGTGCCGTCCCACTTGTGCGCTGGCCTCGGACCCGTGTTGCCTTTGTCGCCCTTGACGCTATCGCCAGTAAGTCCGCGCTCGCCCTTGATGCTCTCGCCCTTGTCGCCCTTGATGCCTTTGATTGACTTACCAGCAACGCCGCGCTCGCCCTGTTTGGAAGCGCCGTCATTGCCCTTTGGTCCCCGGATCGAAACGCCATCTTTGCCGCGCTCACCCTGAACGCTATCGCCAGGGTCGCCTTTGATGGACTTGCCGGGGGTGCCCCGCTGGCCTCGGTCGCCCTTTGGCCCTGTCAGCTTCGCCGCTTCGATACGAGCCGAAACCCGTTTCTCTACGGCGCTAATCATTGCCAGCGCCGTGAGGTCATGGTTACTCATTGAGGGACCTAAGAACCATCTCGTGTACATCCCGCGCGCTGCGTTGCGCGTCCGTCTCTTCGCCAGATTTTTCAAGCGGAACGGTTGCTCCTTGGATATACAGATCATCGCCGCCGGGCAGTGGATCACGGTTGTCCAGCTTGCGCGCTTCGTTCGGCGTCAACTGACCAGTTTGAATGGCTGTGGAATTGCCTTCCATGCGGGTTTTGTAATCGCCGCGCAGCAATCCATCTAGGTTGAATTCGGCAATGCGGTTTGATCCGCGCCCGAATAGTTTAAGGTTCAGTTCGGCTTCGAGTTGTTCCAGCCAACGCTTGATTGTGTGTTTGACAAGATGTAAATCCTGTTGCTCTGAATTGCTATATGTCGCGCCAACCAGGCTTTGCAGGAATATCACGGGCAGGCTATAAATCCGCGCGATTTCCTCAACCGCGAAACGCTGCGTTTCCACAAGCTGCATTTTCTGAGGGTCAGTCCCGAGCGGCTCTAGCTTGTGACCTAGAGGGATTGCCAAGACGTTTCCGCCCTTGCGCGCCGATTCTTTCGTCGCCTCCGCGATATTGTCAGCACCGCGCACCGCCGATTGCTCAGAACCAAACGGCCCTTGCAAGGAGAAGGCGGGCAACCCGCCATTCTTGAACAGCTTAGACCCGTACGCATTTGCG